CTCACGCTGCACTCCGTGACCCTCCATACACAAAGTCCCATACCTGCCAGCACTGGGGATTTCCAGCACTGCTCACAGTCAGTGTGCACGGTCATCACGTAGTATTATTACACGTAAACACATCCGGAACCATTTAACCTCAGCCGGTAAAGAGGGACATGGTGTAGTTTTAACGTCTTCACCAAGACGGTCACACTCACCCAATGTTGGCCTGCAGGTACGATGTACCAATAGAACCAACACAACAGATAATTGCAGCAGTGGTGAAAGCCAACCCCACAGAGGATGCTGACCAACGCAAATCGTTGCCAGCAAACACAGACGGATAAGATGGGTAAAGGGTAAAGGCATTGTTAGCTGACCCACGGTACACTGCGTAAATCGTAGTGCCCGTAGTAACAGCATAAGGAGCCAAAAGCGGCGCAGAAGTCGCACCAGTTCCAGTAAAACCGTAATTGGTGGACCACATAGTCGCCTCACTACCAGGAGATAGTGTACCCCCAAAAGTGGCACGTTGCAAATCCAGCACAATCTGGAATACATCCCCAACCGAAACACCAGCGGGAACAGTACCAGCTGTGCCTGTATAGGTGTTCGTGGAATTAGTATCCACGAACACTGAATCGGCAACAGTAACAAGGCCACTGAACGAAATGGCAGTTGGAAACCACTTAAACGAACCAGCGGGCAAAGTCTGAACACGAGGATTCAACATCCGCCCAACAAAGGTGACGTCATAGTCCAGTAACAAATAACCAGGCTGATCGGCCACGGTACCGTTAGTGGTATTCTTAGCATACACCAAAAGTTCACCATCAGCTTGGTGCTGAACATCTTCAGCATCCAAAACATCCGTTCCAAGAAGCTTGCCTGTCCCTTTTAAAATCTCTATCGAATGGTTAGTCCATTGAGGCCCAATAAGGGCCGCATCAGTGGACAAGGCATAAGACAAGAAGTTGGCAGACCGATGATTAACCTTCGGCCCACCATGATTTCTGTGATACACCATCAACACATCACCAGTCAAACTAGTTGGCGATGACGTGATATAATGGGCACACACCCTGTTCCAACGGTATTGCTCATAGGTCTGAAAGAAACCTCTCAGACCACTAGCATTAAGAGCCATGGGTGAAAGGGACAGCCCACCCTGCAAGCACCAGTCAGTAAAAGTGCTGAGCTGGCCACCCACAGCCTGGACATAATCCCTACCAACCACCCTCACCCCATTTTGTGTCGGATAAACAGTTTGTTTAACCGACCGTACAGTATTGCCAATTGTAACAGGGGCTGCCGACACTTCAGACAATCCGGAAAAGGGAGCAAACGAAACAGAACGTTTCTCCCCCATCCGGTCGAGCTTCAGCTTCATTTTAGTAACGGCATCCAAATCCTTCTTGTTTCGGGCCATCTTGCCTAAATCATTAAGCAGCGCCCTAGCTTCTTGTTTGGTTTTAGCCGAAGATCCCTTCGTAGATTTGTTTGGCGCCATAAAGTGCTGAGGCCACACCAAGTGCGGTACCAACAGTGGGAGATAGAGCTCCGGCAACAAACAACCCGGCGTCAATAGGCCCCGAACGCTGAAAGGCGACCTGGGCAACACGTGAAACACCACTAAAACCTCTCTGTGAGTATATCTGCTGTCCAAATTGAAAGGGCGAGAAAGACATGAGCTTGTTAGGGATCCGGCGCTCCAACCGGACTGTTCATCTAGGATTCAACAAGTGGCAACCGTGCAGTCTCTTGGCATTTATATTAGCTCATCAAATTGAATTTGGTTGCTTCATCCTAGACCCCAATACTAGCACCCCCGGTGTCGTAACTCACCGCCTCCGCCTGGGGATAGCCATCTACAACAAGACGGCCCTGGGCCACCAGGGCCCCGGAACTCCATGGATAGTTACTCGTCTATAATGTTTCTCTAAGACGACCTGTTCATCGGGTGTCATACCGAAAGCAAGCCAAAACGAGTACCTAGCCTCGGGTCGAACCTTCCCGGGCTTCCTATCCATGCCCATAACCAAGTTCCGAAAACTCCAGGGTAGCAACTCCTGGGGTATGGGTCTCCTCTTACCCGATCGCACATACATGCTATAAAACGCCTGGAACACGGGTAGTCTGCCAGTCAACGCGAGCCCTCCGGTCCCAACAGCATCGAGCCAACCCTCAAAGATGCTAGCAGTATCAAAACATTTTAGCATAGTGGCATCCTTAGGCAATGCTGTATAGGGATTCCTACACATAACCCACTCAAATCCATCAAAGACTGGGTGGGTTTGGCAGAATTCTATTTGCTCAAACTCGTCAACCGGCTCCTCAACTACCATATTAAATCCCATCTCACGAAACCACTTGTCCAGGCCATCAGAAAACTTGGACAAATCCCTCCGTTCCATAAAAACCACACAGTCGTCCCCATTATTAGCCAAACAGCCGACAACCCCTGTGTGATCAAGGTAAGCACGTATCATGGAGCACATGAGGACACAGTTGCCTAATGACGTGTTCATATCGCCACTCATCCTTGTACCCTCAATGGTGTATTTAACATCACCATCAGGGGTAGAACCAAAGCAGTGATTTATCAATTGATACTTAAGCAACCTGCCCAATCGTTCCTTGTGCTTGCCCTGGAAACAGGCGAGATAAACGTCATGTTCCCAGGACAAAGCGTCCACGGAAACATGTTGGTCAAATCGTGATGCATCCAACCCAACTGCAACGGGATCATTAAAATAATCCCACTTAGTTAACAGTGCACGGGCGGATTGTGATGCATTAAGGCCTTTAATAACTGTTGGAGCATCATCTGGAAATAATTTAGCGAGCGATCTAAATATCCGATGCTCCAACGGAGATAAATACCTGCCAACTCTGATATTATATCTCGGGTTCCTAGGCGAAATGACCCGAGGCACAGGGTCCTTCTTGGAAGTGCGATCGGTCTTCTCAAACTTAATGAATGCCTTGACTGAAGCGTCCTCCTTTGGAGAGAATAACCCCGCATTAATCTCATCCAAAGCTCGTTGATACAACTCCCGCTTGCGGCCCGAATAGCCATCAACAAACTGCTGATGGGAAATAGGGGCGGTCGAGGGCAGATGTTTTCTCAACTGTTGTCCAACCGCAACTAAGCGGCGGGAAAAGACGCCGGGAGATGGGCGGGGGGGTGCACAGAACCCCCCAGAACCATCTTTTACCAGAAAAACCCTTTCAGTCACGGCACGCAACAAAGTTTCGAGGCTATTATTGAATGGCAAAATGTCGATATCAGGAGCAACGCCAGCCACTCGTACGTAGCGTCGTTCCCTCGGGGTACCCAACGCCGTTCTCCACTGCAAGCGGTTCGGGAC